GATGCTTTAACTGGTGTATATGAAAAAGGTATTGAAGTATTAAAACAAGTTAATCCTTTTATTTTTAAGAAAATAGACGATTTAATTAAATGGTAATATTTTTTAAAAAATATTTTTAAATATAAATTTGTTTTTTTTATTAATTTATTATATTTTATTATTAAATGCAAAGGGTTAAAATATGATTTATGAAATTGATTATTTTGACAATTATAGTTTACAAGACGAGTTAAAATTATATAAAGAAATGAAAGACAATGATCCTATTGTTAATACTTCAATAGAAGTTTTAAAAACTCCTTTAAACTCTTTAAGATTTGATGTTTTATCTGATAATAAAGAATTGATTGATTATATTTATAGTATTTTAGAAGATATTAATTTTAATTTATTTATTAAAAATTATTTTTATATGTTAGATTATGGGTTTGTAATATTTGAAAAAGCTTATAAGTATGATTATAAAAACAATGGTTATAAATTATCTAAATTACAAGCAATTAAAAGTAGTTTATTTTATAATTTAGAGTATATTAATGAAAAAGATTATAGAATAATTTTAAAAGGTTATGATTATAAAAAAAGATTAAAAGAAGTAGTATTTAATGCAGATGACTGTTTTATTGCAAATTATAATTTAGAGTTTTCAGAGAAGCTTGGGCAATCATTATTAAAACCGATTCGAGTTTATTATATATTAAAGAAAAATCTTTTAAAAGCGGACTCACGTTTAAGATTAAGAGGGGCAGGGACTGTTTTAGGTGGGTTGTCTCCTGATTTGTTTGCTAATAATGAAATTAGAAATTCATTTGAAAATATGCTTGCTAATATAGGAAATAATAAAAACGGGTATGGTGTTTATATATTAGATAAAAGTAAAATTGATTTTGTAGCGTTGACACAGAATAATAACAATATTGAGATGATTAGATACTATGACCATTGTATTTTTTATAATACTACTACTCAATTTTTATTTGCTGGGATAGATAATCAAAATGGTGGACGTGCTAATACAAGGGAGCATCGTTTAGTTTATATTAATAAAATAAATTCATTATTAGTACAGTTTGAAAACGATATTAATAATATTTTTAAAAAGGCTTTATCATTGTCAAAATTTGCAAATGAGGAATTTTTTATACAAATTTATAGAATAGCCGAGTTAGAGGCAACCGAGGTTGCTACTGAAGTGGCAAAATTAGGAAATATAATAAAATTAAAACCTGAGGACGAGGCTTGGTTTAGGCAAGCTTTCGGGCTACCTGAAATAGATATAAATGAAATTAAAGAAAATAATAAAAATAATGAAAATAATGTAAACAATGAAATTTTTGAAAATAAGAAACATGTTTGTAATTGTAATAATATCAATTTAAGTTTATTAAATAAAACTAAGTTAAGTAAAAAAGCTAAAAATATTTTTGAATTAGAAGCAATAAAAAATAATATTATTAAATATGAAGATTTAACCGAGTTTTATATTAAACAATGGTTTTTAGAACAATTAAAAAAAATAGGGAATAAGTTAAATAATAAAAATATAAATTTAGAAAGTATAAAAATTACTCAAAATGATTTGAATGAAATTAAAAATAAAATATATAAGATATATAAAGAAAGTGTAAACGTTGGCAGGCTTTTAATGGAAAAAGAAATAAATAAAGTTTTAGACAAAGAAGATAATAATAAAAGTTTTAAATTAATGTTTGACGATATTGACGATAAGGATATAGTTGGGTTATATATAGAAAAATATGCTGATACAAATATTTATTCTATAAAACAAGACTTAATTAATCTTACAAATATAGACGATTATGAAAGTTATTTGATTGATAAATATAAAGATAACAATAAAAAGCTTTTAACTGATATTAAAATGTTAGTAGCAAATGGTTTAATAGATGGCCGGGGTGAAGTTATAGAAAAGTATTCTGATATAATTAAATATTATGAGTATAGTGCTGTTTTAGACGATAATATTTGCAATCAATGTAAACCATTAGACGGCTTAAGAAAAACTATAGAAGAATGGACTAATTTAGGAATTAATTTATTTTCTCCTGTAAATCCAAATTGTGAAGGTGGAAATAAATGCCGTTGTGTTTTAATACCTATTGCTTAAAAAATAAAAGGAGGGTTAAATGCCAATACCTGAAATTTTACCTGGTGAAAAAGAGCAGGATTTTATTAAAAGATGCGTTATTGATCCGAGCGTGTCTAATGAATTTCCTGATATTACTCAAAGGCTTGCTGTTTGTTATTCAAAAATTGAAGACAGTAAAAATTTAAATGTCTTAAATTCTAATAAAGAGCAGGTTATTAAAGTTTTTAGTTTTGGCAGGTTATGGATAGACAAATATAATGAATGGTTAGAGTTTAATAAAGATTTTGCTTTAAAGATAATAGAAAATTTTAATAATCCTAATATAATAAAACCGATAATTGACAGAGAGCATGATTATGAAGAGAGTTACGGGGATATTAAAGAATTGTTTATAAAAGAGGACGGCTTATATGCTAAAATTGAACTTAATAATTTAGGTATTGACTTAGTAAAAAATAAAATATATAAAAGTATATCTCCGAGTATTGGGAATTATGCAGATGTTAATGGTAAAGAGTATTATCCTGTTTTATTAGCAATAAGTTTAGTTAATTATCCGGCTTTAGGTAATACAATTCCTTCATTACAAGAACAATTAAGTTTAAAACATGAATTAAAAAACAAAAAAAATATAAAATTAAAGGAGGATAAAATGGAAGTTTTTAAAAAGTTAGGTAGAATTTTAGAGTTAAAATTAAGAGATGATATAACGGAACAGGAAGTAGACAATATTATTAATAAAGTTTCTGATATTAAAAACATGGTTGAAAGCTTGCAAATTGAAAACGAAGATTTAAAAAATAAAATTAATGAATTACAAAGTGAAATAATAAGATTAAAAATTATAGAGGAAGAGTTTACAGAAAAAGAAGCAACTGATGCAGTTAAAAAAGAGGTTGAGGCTGGGATAATACCGGGATCTTTGTTTGAATTATATAAAAAGAGATATAAAGAAAATAAAAAAGAGTTTCAATTAGAAATAGAAACAATGAAAAAATTTCAAAATGAAAAAATAAAAACAGAGCTTAAAAGTTTAAATTTGAGTGATGAGTTAATAGAAGACATAGAATTAAAAAATGCTATGGCTAGAGCTGGGATAGATGTCACTAATGAACAAAGTGTTAAAAACTTTATAGAGTTTTATAAAAATAAAAAACAAAAATAAATTAAAGGGGGTATAAAATGAATTTAGTTTATGCAGTTAAAAATCCCGGGACAGTTTTAACCTTCCCGGTTAAAGCAGGGGAAAAAATAGAGGCCGGGACTTGTGTCGGAATAGATGCAAATGGTTATGCGGTTTCTTATGTTAAGAATTCAGCTGATACATATAAAGGGGTATTTATTGCATTAGATAGTATCGATAATACTAACGGGGCTAATGGTAGTTTATTAGACAACGAGGCTTTAAATTGTATTTTAGTTTATGGATATGGTAGTAGATTAATTGTTAAATCTGCAAATCTTACACAAGGTAAAGTTTTAGGAAATGTTTATGGAGGGACAAGTTCTCTTTCTGATACTCCATATACAACTACAACTGAAACTACAACTACAACTGAAAATCCTTTAGGTATTTTAATAGCAAGCTTAGGAAGCAATAAAGCTGAAATATTAATAAAATAATAAAATGGAGGTTTTAAAATGGCAGTATATAATAGTAGTAAACTTTTATTAGATGGTATAAAAACTTTATATTTAGACTTAACTACTCAAGTTAAAGAGGATGAAAATTTTAATAGTATAATAATAAAAACACAAAGCGATGGGGGCGTTGAGCGTTATCCTGTTTTAAATGCTGTTGGTGGAATTAGAGAATGGATAGACGATATAACATTTAATACATTAGAAGACTTTTATTTAACTGTTGAGAATAAAGCTTATCAAGAAGGCTATTTAGTAGATAGATTTACATTAAGCGATAGTAAAAAAACATTAGGAGCAGGGTTAGAAACTTTTATAAAATCTCAAGCTGATGCATGGGCTAATTTACCAAAAAAGAAAATAGCAGAATTATTAGAGCTTAATCCTTTAGCTTTTGACGGGACCCCATTTTTTAGTAATACAAGACCAAATTTTACTAGTAAGGATACTATAAATAATATAGCAACTGGGACTGGGACAACAAGGACAAAGTTAAGTGATGACTTAGGAACAGCGATAGATAGAGCAAGGGGGTTTTTAAATGCTAAAGGGGAGCCGTTTAATATTAATAATAATTGGGCTGTTATGATACATCCAAAATTTGAGAGAGATTTTAATGCTATAAATACAAGTGAGTTTTTAGCTAATGGCATAAGTAATGAATTCAAAGGAATGTTAACTATTGTTATTAATCCTTATTTACAAGATTCTAATGATTGGTATTTAATTAATCCTGAAACACCTTATAAGTTTGCAGTAGTACAAGAAGATATAAACAATCCTGTTAAATGGGATATGGTAGATAATCCGGACGAGAGATATATAAAATATTTTACTACTGGAAGGCTTGGGTTTGGTTTATTAAATCCTTTAGCAATAATTAAAATAAATAATGCTTAATATAAAAAAGGGGGTGATTAAATGCTTGTTAAGGTTGTAGTTGAAAGGAAAAATTATAATCCTGTTTTTGCTGGACGTGTATGGGTTAATAATGAAATAGTTGATCTAGACGAGTTTAAAAATATAGAAGAGATAAAAAAGAAAGCAAAAAGTAAAGGGGTTAGTTTTATAGATATAGAAACAAAAAAAACTAACAATAAAAAAACCGAATAATTTTTAAAAACAAGGTTGTCAATTTTGATAACCTTGTTTAAAAATATAAAGAGGTTAACATGTCTTTAACTGCTATTAAAGATATTGAGATACTTTTACACATGCAAATTAGAGATGATTCAGAACCGAATTTAACAAAGGTTAATTATTTAATAGAACAGGAAGAAACTATATTAAAAAACTCTTTTTTGTCTAAAGGCTTAGAAATTGATTTAAATAATGAAATTGAAAAAAGTTTATTTATTGATATTGTTAGATATATAGTAGCATCTATTATATTATTTTCTTATGGAAAAAATTTTGACAATGTTAATGCTGGACTTGCTGAGAAGTATAAAAATATTAGTAAAGAAAAATTTGATGAACTTTTAAGATTAAAGATTAATAAAAATATTTATTTTAAAGCTGGTGGTGATGCTGTTTGGAAAAATGAAATAGATGAAATTGATAGGTGTTTTAAATGAATAATAATGAAGATACAATAAAAAATTATAAAGAAACATGGGAATTTATTAATAAATTAACTAATGGAATAAGTGATTTAACTCCGGTTTATAATAAGTTTTATAAGGTTTATACAAGTAATTTTATTAAAAAACAATTTGAAAGTGAAGGTAGTTATTTTTTAGGTTATAAATGGAAACCTTTATCTGAGAAATATAAGAAATGGAAGGTTAAACATTATCCTGGACTACCTATTTTACAATTAAAAAGAAATTTAATTAAAGCGGCAATGGGGATCGATAAAAAATATAGTTTTGTTGAAATTAATTCTAAAAAATTGATATTTGGAATTAAAAATATACCATATGCAAAAATACATCAATATGGGAATAAGCAGGAAGGGGCAAAGGTGCCAGCAAGACCATATTTATTTATACCTGGGGGGCTTTTACCTTTTAAAGCTTTAACATATTTAAAAGACGAGTTAATTAGTTATATTAAAACTATAATTAAAATAGCAAAGGAAAGAGGCTTGATAAAATGAAAAAATATGGGTTTAATATAAGGGAAGATATTATAGAATATTTAAAAGATAATTTAAATAATAAATTAACTGAATTAGATATAAATTATAATTTAAATGGTATAAACTTAATAAAAGATTTTAATTTTTCATTACAATCCTTTAACTATCCTTGTTGTATGGTATATATAGAAAGTAGCAAGGTGGTTGATTTTTCTGAAACTATTGAATTAATAACTGAGTTGTATGATGTTAAAATAGAAATTATTTTTAATGAAAGTAATATGAATAAAAGTTTGGATATATTAGATAGTTATGAAGAGGCTTTAAAAATATTATTTAATTATCCAAAATTAGAAGGTTATACTTATATTAGATATACAAGTTTAGAAAGAAATTTTTTAACATTAGAAAAACAAGGGGGGAATTTCTTAGGTATATTATTAAATTTAGAAATATTAATATAAAAGGAGCAACTTATGTCTGGACTAGTAATAAGTTATTCTTTAAAAGAAAAAGAAAAAGAAAAAGAAAAAGAAAGAAAAAAAGAAAAAAAGAAAAAAACTAATTTAGTTAAAGATTATTTATTGCTTTCTGATAATTATTATATTTTTGCAATAAATAATTTTGTTGAAAATAATAAGGATAATAATAATATTATTACCTTTGGTTTAAATAAAAAATATATTAAAGATATTAATGATTTAATTGATATAATAAATAATAATAAGGCTGTTGGTTTTATAATTAAAATAGATAAAGATATTAAAAAAAATAAAGAGTTTGTCTATTTTAAAAATAGAGAAATAATTTTAAAAGATTTTAAAAAAGAAATAGAAAATAATTTAAATGATTATAAATTAATTTATTTTTTTAAATCAAATAATACATTTTATTATGTATGGAGTTTGATAGATTATAAAGAAAATATAATCAATAAAATAAAGGAGGGTTTTCATGCGTATAAGTACTGGGTTGTATAAGGCTTTTTTAAGGGTTGAAGATGATTGGGGGGTTTTAAATACTGATTATTTAACTAAATCTACTTTATTGTTTGTAAGTGGTAGTAATATTAATTTACAAATGGATAAAGAGGAGGATGCTGCTATTTTAGGAGCATCATTCCCAAGCGATTATGTGATAATAAATAAAAAGGTGCAAGGCAGTTTTAATTTTACCGGACATCCTGAGAACTTAAACTTATTGTATTATTTACATTTTGGCAAGGTATTAAAAGATAATAATAATAGTAATAAAGCTATTATAGGGGGCTTAGGTATTTTTTATACTGGTAATTTGCAAAGTTGTTTAATTGAAACCGATGCTAGTAGTTTAAATATAAAAGCAGGTGCTGAAGGAACAGAAAATATTATTTTAAGCGTTGACTTAACAATAAATAATACAATAAAAAAGGTTTATGATTATATAAAAAATAATGGTAGTGATTTAAATATTTTTATGTATGGTTATGAAGATGCGAATTCTAATTTTGGGACAATAAGTTTAAAAATTAAAGGACAAAATAAAAGCCCAAGAACTGGACTTTTAAACGTTTATCATACAAGTGGATATTCGCATAATATTAGCAATTTAGTTATAGGTGAAGATAAAAAAAGCTTTTCATTTTTACAAAGCTTGGGCGATGCTAGTAACGTGGAGGCTTTTACTGGTTGCAAAGCTGGACAATTGACCTTGGATATACCAAATGGTGGTTTAATTACAGGAACTTGTAACCTTTTAGGAAAAGAAAAAAATATAGTAGATAAACCTAATAGTTTTATAAAAGAAAAAACTAAACCTATAGCAGCGGCTTATGTAAAAACTTATTTAAATGGGGAATTGTTAGGATATAATAATATTAGTTTCGATTATAATCCTAATTTATTTACTGAAGTTGAAGGAGGATCATTTTATCAATCTGAGGCGGTGCATGGTAAAAAAAGCAATTTAAGTATTAATATAACTTATCATTACAATGATATAAGTAAAACAAAAATAAAACAAAGATTTGAAGAGGACGAAAAGGTTGAATTGATAATAGTTATTGAAAGTAATGACTATATTGATACAAATGTTAAATATATGCAAATATTTAGATTTGTTAAATGTGCGATAACTGAATCAAATATAGATTTAGGTGGTGAAGTTATTAATTTACCTACTAAATTAGATGTATTAGAGCCGGACGATAATGAATTTAGAGCTGTTAATATATTAGTTAATAGTAATATAAGCGATTTAACTGTTTAATATTTAAAAGGGGGAGATATGGAAATTTTAAATTATAAAAAAATTATAGAGCAGGAATTTGAAAAAGAAAAAGAAATAAGATTTAAAGTAAAAAATTACGATGCTGTTATAAAAATAAAAAAAATTGACTTATTAACAAGGAATAAAATTGAAAAATTAAAATTAATAGGTGTTATTAATGTTTATGATTATGATTATAATGAAACCGGGGATATAATATTAAAAAGTGCAAAAACTGAAATAACTGAAAAGAATTTAGAATCTGATAATAAAATTTTATCATTATTATTAAACTCGATTATTTATCAAAATTTAAAACCTGGGAATATGGATTTAAACGATTGGTTAGAATTTGGGACTTATTTTAAAAAAGAATTTGATTATATAATAAATGAAATACAGGAGTTTAACGGTTTAAAAAAAAATATATAAATGATGTTAAAGAATGGAATGAAGAGGCTGAAAAATTAAGTATTTTAATAAATGAATTTTTAAAAGGTAGTAAAAATAATAAAATTTTAACTAGTAACGAGTTTAAAAATAAATGGTTATGGTTAATAAAAAACATATGGTTTAATTGTTTTGTTTCTGAAGTAAAGGGGGTTATTATTGTTAGATATAATAATTTTATAGATGATAATCCTGAGCTTGAATTTATTATACAATATTTTTTACAAGAATTTGAAAGGGTTTTAAATGTCTAAAGATGTAAACATTGAAATTGGGTTAAATGCTAATAGTAGTGAAGCAATTAATGAAATTGAAAAAAGTAAAAAAGCTTTAGACAGTTTAAACAATGTAAAATCTAAAATTGATATAGATGCTAGTAATTTAGGAAAAGTTACTGCAAAAACTAAGGGGCTTGCTAATGTAGCGTTGGGAACTATAGAAAAAATAGACGGGTTAAATAATAGTTTTAAAAATGTGGCAGTTATAGGGCTGGGGGTTGCTAATGGGTTTAAAAATATTATTGAAAGCGGGTTTAATCCTTTTACTATTGCTATAACGGCTGTTGTTTCAGGACTTGGGTTATTAATTTCACATTTACAAAAAAGTAAATTGAGTGTTGAAGATCTTAATAATGCTTTCCAAGGGCTTACTAATTTAGATAATGAAATTAAAACAATAGAAGATTTAAATAATAAATTAAAAGATTTGGGTGTTAATACTGAAAATTATAATAATATTTTAAATAAAGCAAAAAATACACTTAATGAAATTAATGAAAAAACATCTTCTGATTTTATAGAAAAATTTTATACTGATACTAATGAAGTTTTAAAAAGTATAAATAAAGATTTTGCTAAAAATTTAGATAATTTAAAAGCTTATATTGAAGATTATGAAAAACTTTTTCAAAATAGTGAAAAATTTAAAAATTTATTTGGTACTTCAAAATTCGAATCTAAATTAAAAGATATAACTGAAAAAATAAAAAATACTACTACTAAATTATTAAGTAGTGAAAATTTAGAGGCTTTTAATAAATTAAAATCTAATTTAAAAAAAGCTGGTATTGATGTCAATCAAGCTTTAAACACTATTTTAAATATTAATAATGAAATGTTATTCTATTATAATAAAGAGACAAGAGAAGTTTATAATAAATTAGAATCTATTTTAAGACTTAAATATTTAGATGTTGAAAAAATGAAAGAGCAGCTTGCTAAAACTGAAGCAATAAAAAAGAAAAATGAAGAGTTAAAAAAACAAGAGCAAGAACGTTTAAATGCTTTTAATAATGCTTATCATGAAGCTTATAAAAAGGCTTTATCTTTAAAAGATATTAATGAACAAATGCTTGAAACTTTTGAAAATGTTTATGGTATTATTGGTAGTTATCAAAATATTAATACAGGTTTTTTTGATGATTTTGTTAATTCTTTTATAAAAAAATTTGAAACCTTAAAAAATGAAACCGTTTCGATGTCTCAATTTATAGGAGAAACAGTTGCAGAAGGGCTTGGGGCTGGTGTAAGTAATGCCGCAGCTGTAGCTTCTGATGCTTTATATAAATATGGGGAACAAATTAATCAATTAAATGAATATCATTTGACAATGTCTCAAATTGCTATGGCAGTAGCAAAAGCTATGATAAAGGGTACATTAATGGAGATATCTACGATAGCAATTAAAAAAGGGACATTTTATTTATTAGAAGGTGGAGCTAAATTTTTTAGTAGTTTATTCCCCCCGAATCCTTTAGGAATGAAGGCGGGGCTTGGTGAAATGGCAAAGGGGACGGCTTTAATTGCTTTAGGCGGTGGATCAGCTGTTGCAGCTGGGGCGTTAACTGGGGGCGGTGCAGGCAGCGGTGGTTGGAATGAATCTAATAAAGAAAGTATAAAAGAAAAAAATGAAACTATTATAAATCAAACGATTGAAATTAACGGAACTTATGACAATAAAAGCTTAGAACAGACTGAAAGAGTTTTAAAAAATATAGATAACTATATTAAAAGGATATAAAAGTTATGCAAATAAGATTGTTTAAAAATAATAACGAGTTAATATTAAATAGGAATTTTAATATTACAAATTTTAACTATGAAACAAGAAATAAGATAGAAGCGGCAGCTTTGCAAGACGGCGGGAAACAAATAGGGTTAGATTTTTTTGAAAGCGTTGAATTTAATATTGAAGGTAGTTTTAAAAATAAAGGGGTTAATACTGATTTACAAATTAGTGAATTTTTAAGTTGGTTAAAAGAGAATGCAGGTTTTAGTATACAAATAATAGGAAGTAATAAATATTTAGATAATTGTTTTTTAAAAAATTCAGAAGTTGAAACATTTGTACGGGGTGATTATGTTAAAATAAAAGTTAAAATAATAAGTGAATCAGTTTTTTGGTGTGAAGATGTTGTAATTATATATAATAATATTAATGATAATGATATAATAGAAATAAATAATGAAGGACATTATTTAACTTATCCTATTTTTATTATTACTTCAAAAACAAATATATCACAAATTAAATTAGATAATACTACTATTAATAAAATTTTTAGTTTTACTTATTTTTTAAATAATAATGAAACAATAGAATTTAACAGTGAAGATAATAAAGCAATATTAAATAATAATATTAATGTTATAGAATATACTAACGGCAATTTTATATATTTTAAAAAAGGACTTAATAATATTAAATATTATGGTGGTTTATGTGATATTATAATAAAATATAAAAAAAGGTATACTTTTTAAATGATTTATAATAAAAAAATATTTAATAGAAATATTTATAATAAATATAACGAGTATATCGAAGATTATTTAATAAAAATTATTCCAAAGGATATTTTTCAAGGGTTTTTTATTGTATTTTATAATAAAAATGGATATGTTAAATATAAATATGCAGCATCAAGCGGGTTAAAATTAATTAATGAAATTGTTTTTTCTTTTTCTGAGAATGGTACAGATAAAGCAAAAATTAGAATGTTAAAAGATCCGATTGAATTAGGTTTTAACTTATTACATAATGATTTTATTGAAATATATATGTTTAAAGAGGATTTAGTTATTTGGAGCGGTGTTGTTAGTAAATTAACTTATGAGTATCGAACGGATAAAATATACGAGTTTGAAGCAGTAGGCTTTTATAAAAGGTTGCAAAATCTTTTAATTAATCAAGTTTATAATAATAATACTATTTATAATATAATTATAGACGTTATTAATAAAACTAAAGAAAAAGATAATCGATATTATTATTTACCCAATGAAATTAAGGACGTTCCTGGTATTGCTATAGAAAATTTAAAATTTGATAATAAGAAAATTTCTGAATGTTTAAAACAAATTGAAAATATAGCGGGGAATTATAAATTTTGGATAGGCGGGGACCGAGTTATTAAATTTTTTCAAAGAGATACAAGTATTAAAAATATTATTTTTATTGATAATAAAAATATAAAAGTAAATAAGTTTGAAACTACTAATATTGATAAAATAAAAAATATAATAGTAGTAGAAAGAAAATCAAGCAGTGGCAGCGGGGTAGTTGATGCTACTGGTTCAATTGGCAGTATTTCGGATAATGTTTATGCTTTAAATGGGATCATAAAGGTGCAGGATAGTATAAATAATTTTGGTGAATATTATTATAAATTACAAGTTCCTGAGACTGTTAATGATATAACGGCTTTAAATTATGGGATACAGTTTGCTTTATTAAATGCTTATCCTAGATATATGTTTGAATTTGAAATGTTATTAAATGAATTAGATAATCCTATATTACCAAATGGGTTTATTCGTGTATATGGACAAAAAAGAGACGTTATTGAAATATTAAATAATTGTGAAGACTTAAATAATTGGGTTAATTATACAAATGGTAATTTAGAATTAAGTTCAAATTTTTTATATGGTAGAAAGGCTTTAAAGCTTAGTGGAAATATTTTACAAAATGATTATTTGCTTTTAGAATTAAATGATATTATTGAAATAAATACATTAAAACAATTATCTTTTTGGTTAAATAGTAACAGTAGTTTAAACTTAGAGGTTATTTTTTTTGATGAGAATCAAAATCCAAGCTATAATATTAATTTTAAAAATAATTATATTAATAAATATGAATTAATAAGATTAATTTATAAAAATGATTTTAAAATTAAATATATAGTTTTTAAATTTAAAGAAGATTATAATAATTTAATATTATATTTAGATATGATAGAGGGATATTTTAATAAACGTTATTATTATGATTTAGAAATAAAAGAGGTTGAATATAATTTAAATCCTTATAATTGGAATGTTAAAATTAAGGCCGGCAGCATAGAAGTGCCGTTTGTTGATACATTTGTAGAGGCTTTTAGAATGGTTGAAAGTTTAAAATTAACAAGTAAAGCAGGGGGTTAAAGTGCGATTTAATTGGCGTTACGATGTTTTTAATGAAACTTATAATTTAAAAAAAATAGTTAACATTTTTGAAATAAATAATAATAAATATTATCAATTGGAGGAGATGCCGTTTTATGATGTTAATAATATTAAAAAGGTAAGAGTTTTTGTTGACACTGGTGCAGAAAAAATTGAATTAACTGAAGTTTTTACTAATGAATTAGAAAATAATCAATTTAAAGTTGATTATATTCCTGATCCTAATAATAGTTTAATAAAAAACTGTAAGGGGACTGGTAAAGTTAAAATAAATTCTACTATATCTCAATATGCAAATATTATTATAGAATATTATGGCATGGGATCAATTGATTTTGTACTCGATGGTAATGATAATTATGAAATAAGCAGGAAACATGAAATTGAAAGTTTAAAAATGGAAAGAAATATGAATACTGAAACGTTTATGGGTAGACTTTTAGGCGTGAATGGGATGAATGTTACTATTCTTAATGATTATTTAGATGTAAGACT